AAATTTATAGACTTTCCTAACCGGTTAAATAGGAAAGAAATATTTTTTTTATTTGATAATCCTCCTAAAGCCAGTTATTGTTTATATCTTCTAACTGGTTCAATAGGAACATTGAGCCAGTTTCCTAGTTTTCTTGCCTGTTTGCGGCCGAAAAAGTTATTAGGGCCTTCATTAAAGGCAATACCAATAACTTTTCTGTCTGGACCAAGACAAACCTCATTATGGTAAGTAGGCTGCCTATTTTTATCACATTCTTTGACAACACTTTTCCATATTTGAGGAAATTTTTTGGTATCAACAAGATATTTTTTTCTACTGTCAGACACCAAAAGAGTTTTATTGTCGTAGCTTGAAATATAGGAATAAGCGTCCCTTATAGAAGCCCATTTAAATTTATGGACTTGGAATATTATCCCTATATCTAATTGCGGATGGTCATTCAATCTTATGGATTTTCCGCAAGTCAGGAATTCCGCTGCTACATCCCTGTCGTTAGATAGTTCGAAGGGAATAGACTGGTTCCAGACTGTCAAAGAGTTAACATAACAATCTAGCCAGCGGACAGCAGTGACCAATTTTAACCTCCTCCTTATTTTTTTGGTTGACTGGTAAAGGGAATATCCCTCCCTATCTCTATAAAAAGGAAAGACCCTCGTAAGCAATTACGAGGGTCTTATCTGAATTGGAAGGGAGAATATTAGGCAGTCACCTTGACTGCTGTATTCTTCCGAGGTCTTCTGGATTTAGGTCTCCAGATCAAGACCTGTCCATCTGACTCGTCCTTCATTATAGGAATCTTTGCTAGGACAAAAGCCCTAGCAAAGATTGTGGGTAGAACTTCTACCCAACTAATATCATATCGGAGTTTGCTAGCAAGTCTGCGAGCCAGCTCCTCAATGTCCTTCTTTGCCGCTTCCCTAGCGACACTTCTTTCCGCTTTTAGGGTGGACAGCTCTTCCTGTAGTGCCTTGATTTTTTCTTCTCTAGTCATCTCTATTCTCCTTCTATTAGTGGTTCACTTCATGCTCCAGTTTCATACTGGAGCGCCTTTGCTTGCTGGAGGGAACCGCGTGCGGCATTATAAGTCCTTGCATAGCTTATGCCTATTGACCTTAAGCGTGCCGCTTAATGGAGTTATGAGCTTAAATGGTCATTGAAAGTACAAAAAATGATACCAGCTTATAGCTATGATGTAGCTAAAATGCTTATATGGTAATGATAACAGAGGTTTACAAAGTACAAAAAATGATACCTATGGTTAGACACTTTACTCAGGGCTCCTTCATAGGCGTCCGCCCCACTGGACTTAGGTGGTTAAAAACCATCTATCTAATATTGTTGACTTTTTTAGTGATGCCTACCTTTTTAGTGTCTTAAATAAACGAAAAACGTAGGATACAATGAACACTGTTTTATGGCGTTTTTTAGGGGATTTTTTCCAAATGCGGAAAAATATATTTTTTATTTTTTTTAACTTTTTGCGCATTTTTTTCTTGACAAACACGATAAACATGACTATCTTGTAATCAACATCGGGTCGGAGTTAACAATTTAACAGGAGGAGACCAAGATGAAGATAACATTAAAAAACAACTTCCACAACACACAGGCAACCGTCATCAGCAGGGACGGGATCATCAACACAGCGTCGCTCAAGAGAGCCTCCCACAAGCTCTGCGGGATGGATGGCTGCACCTGCGGCGGGATTCGCGGGCCGCAAGATGTGGAGTTAAGAGGGGATATCGACCGGGACGGCAATGGCATCCTGGTTGTGGAGTAATTTAACCGTCCCTCTTCGGAGGGACAGAAGGAGGGAAAAATGAATGACGAGACGTTTCGTACAAGAGCACAGGACTGGGAATGGCAGGGACCAGCCCGGCCACCTTTGAATGCGAACGATCAGTTCAATGCCACGGTTTACTTCCAGAACCGCCACTGCGGAGTGACACAAGAGGTGTCTTTTTTTGGCACCGAGTGGGAAGCGAGGCGGCTGATGGAGACCCTAGCGACGTTGGTGGAATGCGACGGGTGCTGCCTCCCGTCGTTGACAGCACCAGGAGGAGAGGAGATGCTCCTCCTCCTGTCATGAAGAAAAACAGTAGATAACCGCCCCCCTCTCCGGAGGGGAGGGGGGGATGAGGATTGACCCGCAAAGAAGAGGGGGGGCATACAACCCCCCATTTATTCTACAACAAATTTTAGACCTATTTTTGGAAAAACCTAATTAGTCCTACCCATTTACTCCCCAACAAAAAATTGGCCTATTTTCTGAAAAACCTACTTAGCCCCTCCCACACCACCCTCCTTTACTCTATACTCTACCACTTAGCCAGTCCATACTCTATTTACTCCTACCATTGGATAATATACTCCTATTAATCAGAACCCTTTTTTTCATATACCTATGTTACTATTTCTATAAAAAATTTATAGAGAAATTTTAGGGCTATTTTTGAAAGTTCACTAGGGCGGAAGGTTGTATTCTACCCTATTTTTGTAAGTGGTTGATTTTATTATGGGTGGATTTTTAAATGTGTGGAAGTAAAAAAGTTCCCTAGGGTAGAAAGTTGTATTCTTGAAAAATGGTTGTTTTTATGCTTTTCTTTGATTTACTTTGATTTTCGTTGATTCTCTTCTATTTTCGTGGAATGAATAATATCAACTAGTTAACTCCTTTTGACTCCTTTTTACATTTCTCTGTCGCCGTGAACTTTTTCTGTTTTTAATTTTAGTTGTCTATAACTATCTGATATTATTACTTGCAGCCTGAATTAGCCTGTTTTGGGTGATTTTAGGCAACTAGCTTATCTGTTATTAGCCACTATAAATAGTCTGCCCATTACTGCGAATATCTTGTATTGGTATCTTCCCAGTATAGAATGGAAGTAGGTTTGGGTCTTTACTGATATATGTTCATACTGGTCAGCGCAGTTTGGATATTCTGGTGTATAGATATACACCCCCTGTGCTCTTTCCATTGTCCAGTGTAATATCTCTGTGTATAAGTCATCCGGTAAGTGTTCAGCAAAGTCTATGTGTAGGGCTAGATGATGATGTGATATGTTTGGGAATGGCTGTTGATAGAAGTTGTGATAGACCTGAGTGATTCTCTTATCTATATATGGTTGAATTGATTGTATTTGTTCCTTATTCCCATCTATTACAGTTGCTCTCTTTATCCCAGGTCTGTCTCTCATCAATAAGGAAGTGAAAAAACCTGATGAACCTACATCCAGTATAGAAGTGGCTTCATTGAAGTTAAATATGTGTGTTAACAGGTTAATCTTATTAGTGAAATGCTCATCTATATTTCCTGTCCTGAGCATATCGGCGTATTCTTCTGGTTGTGTGGAAGTTTTGTCAGCTAGATATTGTTGATAGGTTTCTTCTGGTTTCATGTATTTTCCTCTTGACTTTCTCTTCTTTTTATGCTATACTGGTTTCTAACTTTATAAGGAGTTAGGCTAATTTGGGTGATAAATATACTGTAAGTGTAAGTGTGGCTATAGCAAGAGATTACTTTGACCAGTTAAAAGGATTTCCTGCTATGCTTCGTGCATTTGAAACTCTTAAAGATAATGGAATTCCAGTAGTTATAGAAGATAATATTATAAAGGTGAAATGTGGTACTCTTGAACGATTTAAAGAATTTGATACTAGAACTATAGTTTACAAGTGGTCTTTTGTTCCTAAACCACTACCTGCTAAAGTATACTGTACCATCCCAGAACCTAATATAGAATATAACAGGAGAGTGGTAGACTATGAATGATGTGTTTAGCACAATTAGTTATGATGAATATACCTGTATAAAAAACAGAATGAATATTTCGCATCAAAAAACGCCAAAATCTTGCAGGAAAATGAAAACGAATAGTAAAAACCATAGGCTTTTTATTTTCTCACGGAAAATTGGCTTGAAATGATATAAAACTTTATAGAACTAATACTGGTGGGCTTAAACAACTATTTAAAAGGAGAAAAATAATGAGTGAATTTGTTAATTGTTGTGATTGCAAGTTCTGGATGAAAGCTGGTGATGAGAGACATGACAGTGCTAAGTTGTTAATTAAATTAAAGAATAGTGATAATCTAGGAATATGTGCAAAACATGCACCTCTCCCTAATATGGTAATGCAGTCCTTCACTGGCAGTGTTATAAAATATAAGCACTTAACTCAAGGTAAGTTTGATAAGTCATCCAATTTTGTATCTAATGATATAAATACAAGTTATGTTTTTCCAGCAATGTCTAAGACAAGTGGATGTTTTGAGGGAGAAAAAGGAAATGGGTAGATTTGGGGTAGATTTTTCAGCAACAATTTCTGATTTCCCAGAGGTAAAAATGGCTATACTACCAGATAATATAACAATGACAGAATCAGGCAATATGATATCATTTTATGTAAGGGCAGACAATACAACAAACCCTGTTGATATAATAACAGAACCTAAGAATAAATGCATTGAACCTAAACCTATTATAATTCCCAATAGGAGGGTATGTGATACCGACTGATTGTAGTTTGACATTAAAAGTAGGAGATAAGGTATATAATTTAGATGGATATATTTTAAATTTTAGTATGTCTTATCCACTACCTAAAGACTTTAGAACATTCAGGCGTTATACAGACTACACTCCATCCAATGAACCTGCTGAATTGAATTTAACTATGTCAGTGTCTAATAGTTCAGTTAATAGTGGGAAGGTAAGTGTAAATGAAATAGAAAAAGTAGTTCTTAACCGGAGGATATGTGACATTGATTAATAATATAAAACTACCTGAAGTTATCAATATTGGTGCTGTTCCTTATAAAGTTTCCTACCCATATATATTTGAGGCAAATATAACAAAGGATATAGGGTTGCATTGCCCCTATATATCAGAAATACGCATTTCAGCAGTTGGTGAAAATGGTATTCCAATCTGTAAACAGACTGTCTATGAGACTCTATTGCATGAAATAATTCATGCGGCTGATTATATATATTGTGGTGGTATATTGGAAGAAGACCTTGTTGGTAAACTTGGATTCTCCCTTTTTCAACTTATATCTGAAAATAATTTTACACATGGTAATAATAGGCTGAAAAACATAAAGGTGGGTGCATTTAACTTTACTATAAAAAATGATTGTATATTTACTAATAATGATATAGTGACATATTGGGATTCTATGGTTGATACAATAAGCATAGCTGGTAGTGTAGATGGTTATACTATAAGTCCTGAATTTATGAGTATGATGATTTTTACTACAGTAGCTAGAATAATGTGTGACTTATACAAGATAGACTTGCCTAAACTTAATGAAGAAATGGATGAGAAGGAGGTATTATATAAAATATTGTTTAATGGCCTGTATAATACTCTAACAGTAAATAATTTATTTAATTTCTTTTATAAAGGTAATTATAATGAAAGGTATGTGTAATGATTGTGAAAAAAGAGATAAGTGTAAGACTCTTTGTAATAAAGCACTACGATATGTTTTACAAGACAGCAAAGAGTTAAGAGAACTTAATGTAGGTAAGATTAAGTATCTTAACTATGATAGTATATGGCCTGACCTAATTACAAAGAATGAAAGAAGATTGGTATATGAAATGGCCTTTATTGACCATCTTTCTGTAAGTGAGATTTCATTTCACGTTAGACTTTCAGAAGCTAAGATATTTAAGTTGGTAAATAAGTTGATAGACAGTGTCCCTCCTGATATGAGTAAAAAGAAGAATAACATATTGAGGATGCATTTTCAGGAAGGGTTTACTCTCACACAAGCAGCAAGAGCAGTAGGAGTATCAAAGCCTTACTCTCATGATGTGATAAAGGAGTATCTCAATAGTAATGAGGTGTATTAACTAACTTCCTATATAATAGACTAATATGTAATGTGCAGTAGTGTCGTTAAAAGTCATGTAACTACACGTCTTTAATTTTACTTAACTCTTCCCAAGTTAAAATACTAATCAAAAGGAAGAGTTATATGCCATCAGGTTCACTATCCACAGTAGACAGGGTAAAAACACTCCAACAGGTAAAAGTATTGCTTGATGAAGGTAAGTCAAACAATGAAATATCTGCCGCCTTAGGTCTACCTGGAAATACTGTAATTAATAATATCAGATATCTAAATGAGTTAGCTGCTGAAAACTTAACACCAGAAGTTATGGGTAATAAGAGGTCAGAGCTTTACCTTGACTTATCTTATGCTACTAACGAAGCAAAAATAGCGTTTGAAAAGTATAGAGACTCTGATGATGGTATAAATGCAAAGAGATTCTTGGATGCTTATATACAGTCAATTATAGAACGTGCTAAACTTTATGGTCTATATGCAAGTGCTGAAGCTGGTGTTACAATAAATCAACAGTTTAATAACTTTGTTCCTGACACTATAGGAAAGACAGAAGGAACCAAGATAGCTAATATATTAACCAAATCTTATGAAGAAAAAGTAGCTGCCAAGTTCAATGAAAAGGAAGCTAACAAACAAAACGAAGATTTATGAAAATAGAAACTTTTGATGAACTGGATATAGTACGCAAACGGTTCAATGATGATTTTAATGGAAAGCCACCTGACTATCTTATGCGTTACCTTGATGGTGAAGAACAACGTATTCTCAGGGAGATGTCAGGAAATGATGTTGAAACTATAACTGAGATATATGATAAGAGATATAAAAAAGAATATGAAATAGATGTAACCAAAGGATATGACCTTCCTACCACTTATATAACTAAGGAAGAAAGAGAGCTTTCTGATTCTGAAGTAAGGGCAATTGTGTCAGCTTGCCAGTATAACCTATATGCTTTTGCAGTAAGATACTTTCCACACTATCTGCGTCTTCCTAGTAATATAGTGCAAAAGAAGATATATGGTATACTTTCAGATGAACTAGGAAAACCTAAAAAGAGAAGGAAGGGATTCAGGTGGGCGTTAGCCGCACCAAGACGTTCAGCTAAAAGTTCTATAGTCTCAACCATACTTCCTTTGTGGTGTATATGTTATAATAAGAAGAAGTTTATCATAATGCTTTCAAACACTGCTAGTCAAGCAGTAGACTTCTTATCCGATGTTACACGTGAATTGTCAAACAATGCTTTACTACTGAAAGACTTTCCTTTTGTTAAAGGTAAAGGTGAGAAGTGGAGAACAGATGATATAGTTACCAAGAACAATGTAAGAGTTACGGCTCTTGGTACCGGAAACCAGATAAGAGGTAGAAAGTTTGGTACTTACAGACCTGACCTTCTTATTATGGATGATATAGAAACATCTGACATGGTTAGGTCTAAATCACAAAGGGAAGATATACAAGATAACTGGTTCAAGAAAGATGTACTATTTGTAGAAGGAAATGAGGATGAAGACTTAACAGATATATTTTTTGTGGGAACTATATTAGGTAAAGAGTCTCTTCTCTATAAACTACTAGACCCATATACATATCCAGACTGGAAATCAGACAAGTTCAAATCAGTAATAAAATTTGCTGATAGAACAGATTTGTGGGATAAGTGGGCTGAATTATATAGCGATAATTTTGATATAGCCAGGGAGAAGAATGCTTGGAAGTTCTATAAAGAAAATGAGAAGGAGATGTTGGAAGGTGCAAATGTAATATGGCCGGAGGGTGATCCATATTACAAGCTAATGATTACTTATTACTTTTCACGTCCTGCCTTCTATTCAGAAAAACAGAACGAGCCTATAGACTCTACTAAGCTTCTTGTTTTACCAGAAGATATACACTATTACAAGTTTAGAAGTGATTCTGAAATACTTGCTATATTAGATAATCCACGTACTACTTATTTTGGTGGTATAGACCCATCAGTTGGTAAGAGAAGTGATGTTGGTGATTATTCTGCAATATGTACATTAGCAAGAGATCATGAAACAGGATTACTACTTGTTGTTGATTTCGATTTGAAGAGAAGGTCAGTTGACCAGCAGGTATATGATATAATGAAAAAGCATACTTTGTATCATTATAAGTCTTTTGTTGTTGAGGAAAACGCCTTCCAATACGTGCTTTCCGAGCAATTAAGGAAGCGTTCTCAACAGGAAGGAATATATGTACCAATTAAAGGGGTTAACCAATACCAAGATAAAAAGATGAGATTTGAAGGTGTTGCTCCGTTTATAAAAGACGGTACTATAATATTTAGTGAAGAATTAGCTAAGAAAAACAAAAGTTATGCAAGAGCTATAGACCAGATAATAACCTTTACTGGTGAAGGTGATGAGGAAGATGATGCAGTTGACGCTCTTGGGCTTGCATTTAGTGCCGCTAAGAAATCCAGATTCAGAATGATAGCTAAATCTACACGATAAGGAAGGTAAACTATATTGGCTACAGAAAAGATAATACTATCTGAAAGAAGCCACCCACTATATGATAAATATGAATCACAGTGGGATATGTATTATAATGCTGCCAGAGGTGGAGATAGTTTCATAACACAAGATAACTTATCTTCTCATAGACTGGAAGACCCTGAAGATTATGATGAGAGATTGAGAAGAGGATACTTTCTCAACTTCTGTGATACTATTCCTAAAATATATAATGCGTTTATATTTAAGGAAAGGATAGAAAGACCTCCAGACACAGAGCTTGACTTATTTAGGAATAATACTGATAGACGTGGCACATCAATATCAGACTTTGTAAAGAAGGCTGGATATTGGGCGTCAGTATTTGGGGTAATACATGCACTTATTGACATGCCTACTTCATCTAAGAAAGTAATCTCTAAAAGACAAGAAAAGGATATGGGTTTGTATCCTTATGCTACATTATTTTTTCCCACTCAGATAAAAGATTGGTCTATAGATAAGTCTGGTATGCTTCGTTGGATAATAATAGAGACTCCTTATTTCAATGACTTAGACCCAAATAAGGAAAGAGAAGATACTGTACACTATAGACTTATAACTACTACTGAGTGGAGAATAGAAGATGAGGATGGTTTGCCTGTCAAGTTTGATGATGGTTCACCAAATAAAGGCAAGAATGAGTTAGGTGTTGTTCCTTTAGTTACTATGTATGGAAACTCAGGCTATCTTGAAGATATGATAGGTGAGAGTCTTATAAAAGATATAGTATACATAAATAAGGCAATACTTAACTATTGTTCTTGTATAGATGAACAGATAGAAAGGCAAACCTTCTCACAACTTACTGTGCCTGATGATGGCACATTGGCTGAAGAGCAGGAGAGAGGTGATGACCCACTTCATAAGTTAGGGACTAGTACAATATGGACTTATGCTGCTGATGCAAAAAATCCACCTGCTTTTATTTCACCAAATACAGACAATATAAAAACTATTTGGGGAGTTACACTTGACCTTGTAAAGGAGATATATCGTCTGGCTGGATTACAGGGTGGTACAAGTGACTTGTATACTTCCAGAAGTGGAAGGCAAAGTCAGATGAGTTTTGTGGGTGTCAATTCGTCACTTGCAGAAAAGAGTAATTCATACCAACAGTTTGAAAATGGATTGTGTAAGATGGCATATATGCAATTAGGAAAAAATGTAGATGTATATAAGAATGTAAAGTATCCTAACTCATTTGATGTTATAGCACTTGAGACTGAGATAAAATCGTCATTTGATGTAATGGAAAGAAATTTTTCACCTACACTTAACAAAGTGTTGATGAAGAATATAGCAAGAAGAGTAGCTTCTTCTTCACCTCCTGATATAAGAGAGACTATCGAAGGCGAGATAGAGTCAGGAGATGGAATAGTGGAAACCATATCTAAATCTTCTTTTAGTGGGTCTGGTGGTGGTGGAGTAGGTAATCCTAATTCCAATCAGACAGATAGCTTTGAGAATTTTAGTGGTGTGGATGAGAAAAAGGTAGGTCATAGACCACCTAAAAAATACTAACCTAACCGGAGGGTTACGATGAGCAGAACAGAACTTGAATCAAAAGCAAATACTCTAGGAATAAAGTTTGATGAGAACATAAACGACAATGACTTAACTTTACTAATAACAGAGAAGGAAAAAGTAAAAGAACCCGATGACGTGGAGTATTGGAGAACTGAAGCTAAGAAAGCTTTTCAAACCAGAGATGAAATCAAAGCAGAGAGAAGAAAGCTTCAGAGTAAGTTAACAGAACTTGAAGCAAAGCTGAAAGATGCGCCAGATGCTGAATCTATAAAAGCTCTTAAGACTGAACTTGTTCAACTTAAGGAATTCAAAACTGAGTTTGACAAGAAAACAGAAGAAGAAGAGCTAAAGAAGAAAACAGAACTGGAAAGGATGGAAATCAGCTTCAAGAAACAATTAGACTCTCTTTCCTCAGAGCTGGACAGACTTAAGAATGAAAGGGAAACAGAAAAGAAAAAGTTCAATGAAGAAATAAACAAGGAACGGGCTGAGAAACAAAGTCTAAGAGTTAACCGGCTGGAATCTGAAATAGTTAAGTTTGCAGTCAAGTATAAAGCTTTGAAACCAGAGCAAATAGTCAAACTGTTAAAGGATGACTTTAATTATGATGACCAACTTAACAAGTTTGTTTTTCCAGTGAAAGATGATAAAGGTAAACTAACAGACGAACTATCTATAGAAGATAGAGTAAAAATGTTCCTCTCCGATCCTGATAATGAAAACTTAATAGCTAGTTCAGCTAATACAGACGGTACAGGGGTTAGAAATTATAACGGAGGTGGAGAAGTTATAAAAACAAAATCCACCAAGAAGTATGATCCTAAAGACCCTGATATTATAAAGCAAGCGTATCTTAAAGGACTGTCTGTTGAAGATCATATTGCTACCTTGAAAAAGATGCGTGAGAAGCTTGACAAGGTGCATGGAATAAAAGGAGAGTGACAAAATAATGGCAGAAATTCGCTACGGTCATAGAGAAGGCCCTGGGAAGGGTCGAGAGTATACAGTAGCTGCCGATCAATATTTTGCTCGTAGGGGTGGGAAGTTTGTATTCATGGACGGAACCGGAGTTGTCAAACTCTGTCAGACCGGATATGATTATGCTACTCCTGCTACTACCAATGCTGTATATGGTTGGGCAGAATCACCAAAGGATACCGACGGTAAGAGTTCTTACAAGAGTTCATCCGGGGATAAGATGTTTGTAATATATGGAACTGATGATGTATATGAGCTTCCCGCTACTGCGGCCAATGTTGCGGCCTCATGGATAGGCAGGGGTGCTAAGATATACACAGCAGGAGCTACATACGCTATGGTACAGTATGCAGGACTCAATACTACTCTTGCAAGCTGCTGCCTGAATATAGTAGATGTAGACACCACGAACGATACCGTATTCGTGAAGATCAAACCCGAAGTTAAACAACAGGGTATATAAGGGAGGTGTATGGTAGATGAGTGGTGTGATGAGAAGTCAATTTACTGAAAATTATAAGAAAGACCTTTACGACTACTTTTGGGATACCTACCCTGATAAACCTGCTGTTTGGGAGTCAGTGTTTGATGTAAAAGTGTCAGATGCAGCGTAGATAAACGTGCGCAAAGTTAGCTAAATTCGGTGGAAATCTCTTGAAGACAATACCGAGCGAATCCTTTAAGGAGCGTGTAACGACTATGAATCTAGATAGTGAAGAATTAAGAAGTGCAGTTGTTGGTATGATGCTAGGTGATGGATGTATATCAAAAAGACATGAAAATGGAGATGCATACTTTCAAATGAGCCATTGTGAAAAACAGTATGAGTATTTAATGTGGAAGAAATCAATATTGGACAATATAACATCTTCTTCCATACATAATACAGAAAGAACAATAAATGGCAAATTATATAAAGGATTCCATTTAGGTACTAAAGTACATCCATTCTTTACTAAGATGTATAGCAGATTTTACCATGATGGTATAAAGGTTGTTGATGAATATATAGTTAAGAAGATAAATGAATTAGCATTAGCTATATGGTATATGGATGATGGTACTAAAGGAAAAAATAAAAGGTCAGAAAATGAAAAGTGTTCCTTTTACCTTTGTACTAATAATTTTGATTATGCTAATCAATTACTTCTTAAAAAAAGCTTAAAAATAAAGTTTGGGCTAGATTGGAATATAAACAAATTTGAAAAGTCAAAAGATGGTTCTTACAACTACAGACTAAGATTGGCCCAAAGACATAATGATGCTTTTGTAAATATAATAAGACCCTTTATAATACCATCAATGCAGTATAAACTAGATTCGTACGCTAACCAGTTAGAAAACTAACTGTGATATAGTCTGAACTCTATGGAGACATAGAGAGATTGGGAGAAATCACCAATCCCACTTTTTAACAAAGTGAGTAACATATTGACGAAATGTTCACTTCAGCTATCGGGCTTGGTGAATTGCTTGAAAAGCCAGAAGGTGCTGAGATGCAGACTGATGCTCCTATGGAGTCATATACCATAGTGTGCAAAAATAGGTCATTTGGTAGGGTAGTTAGATTCTCCTATGAGTCTGTTTCAGATTCTAAGAAGATGAGCAACCTTGTGACTGAAACTGTTGGAACTTGGTCAAGGCAAATTCCTATCACTAAAGATAAGTTTTATGTAAGATTCTTTAATGAGGGAACATCCACTGGTTCTCTTTTCAACAACAGTATAACCAGTGTAGTTACTGATCCTTCTGGAAATGCTATCTATGATGGAAAGGCATTCTTTGCAACTGACCATCCAGATAAGGTAGGGAATACATATTCCAACTACAATTCCAGTTATGCTCTTACTTATGGTAATCTTCAAACTGTATACACTCAGTATACTACAACGAATAATAGGGATGAGAGAGGGGATATAATTGATCTTATACCTGATACTATTCTTATTCCTCCTGCGTTGAAGTTTACTGCTGCGGCTATACTAGAGTCTACCCTTATTCCAGGGAGTACGGATAACGATGTTAACGTATTGAAATCTATACTAACCCCTCTTGAGTGGCCTAGACTGTCTGATACAGATGGTTGGTTCATGAGCAAACTGAAGATGGGTCTTATGGCTACAGACCGTGAAGATGTTTCGCTAGATTTTTTTCAAGATGATCTAAGTAAGGATTATTTTGCGAGTGTTTTCACTAGGTTCGGTGGATGCGTTTCCAACTGGAGATACTGGATAGCCAACGCCGTTTAGTTAGTTATTTCAACTACTTAGTCTAAACAACTAACTAGGGGGTATATTAGTATACCCCCTATTTTTCTACTTGACTTTCTTTTTAAGATGTGTTATAGTAATTAATAAGCTAGGTTCGACGGACGTAAGGTAAAAATGCTTGCTCATTTTTACACCTAGCTTGTATATAAATTTCTCAGCAAGGAGATAATATAATGTCAAAAAGACTAGAATATTCAGAAGTAAAATCCTTCATAGAGTCTCAAGGCTACTCCCTTCTCTCAGATACATATAAAAGTATAAGTTATAACTTAGAAATGATATGTCCAAAAGGGCATATATTTTCTATGCCACTGCATAGGTTCAAAGATGCAGGAGCACGTTGTCCAACCTGTAACAACCTTAATGGTTTCAGAAATGATAAGAACAGTTATGAAGTTGTTAAAGATAAATTTAAGTCAGAAGGATACACTTTACTAACAAAAGAATATACTTCCAATAGACAGAAATTAGAAGTTATATGTCCACAAGGTCATAACTGGACTGCTAACTATCATGCTTTTTGTGCAGGTAATAGATGTAAGACATGTTGGAGTCAAAGAAGAGGAAAAGATGCAAGGTTAAGCTATACTAGTGTTAAAAAGTTTATAGAATCACAAGGTTACAAATTACTTACTAAAAACTATACAAATATATATCAGAAGTTGGATTTAGTTTGTCCAAATGGGCATAAATGGTCTGTTAATTGGGCAAATTTTAAGCATAATGACTGTAGATGTGCTAAATGCCCATGTTCACAATCTAAAGGTGAGCTTGAAGTATATGAATTTATAAAAGAATATTTTCCTACAGCAACTAGTGGTGATAGAAGTATAATTCCACCACTAGAATTGGATATAGTAGTACCAGATAAAAAAATAGCTATAGAATATAATGGTTTATATTGGCATAGTGATAAAATTGAAAAAGATACAATGAGTCACCTAACTAAACTTGACTTGTGTAACAAAATTGGATATAGACTTATAACTATATTTGAAGATGAATGGTTGAATAGAAAAGATATTGTTAGAGATATATTGTTGAATATACTTGGCTGTAGAAAAGCTAATAGAATATATGCTAGAAAATGTGAAGTTAAGAATATATCTCAAGAATCAGCATCTGCCTTTTGTAGTATTAATCATCTTCAGGGATATGTTAATGCCAGTATAAGACTTGGTGCATTTTTTAACAATGAGTTGGTGGCTGTTATGACTTTTTCTAAACCTAATTTGTCTAGAAATATAAAGAACGTAGATAACATGTATGAGCTTTCCAGATTTTGTACTAAAGTAGGATGTAGCGTAATAGGTGTGGCTTCCAAGTTGTTTAATTACTTTATTAATAACTACAGTTTTAATGAAATTGTTTCATATTCTGATAGGAGATGGTTTACTGGTGGCCTGTATGAAAAATTAGGTTTTAGCTTTATCCATATAAGTCCACCTTCCTACTGGTATGTTAGAAATAATAATATGGTTAGACATCATAGATTTAATTTCAGAAAGAATATTCTACATACTAAACTTGAAGTTTTTGATGAGAAGTTGACTGAACATGAAAATATGAAGAATAATGGATGGGCTAGAATTTGGGATTGTGGCACAATAAAATGGGTGTATAGTAAAAATAACTCTTGACTTTTCCCTCTTTCTGTATTACAGTAGTTAATAAACTAGGTTCGACGGACGTAAGGTTGTGATGCCTACTCATCATAACGCCTAGTTTAAATCTCAGTAGGGAGACAAATGCTATGTCAAA